CTTTTTATAGTTCTTTTTTTTCAGTAAATATTTTTTTTATTTATTTTTATTTAATTTTTTTTTTTATTTTTATTTAATTTTTTTTTTTTATTTTTATTTAATTTTTTTTTATTTGGATTTCTATTTTCTTTCATACTATTTAATTCATTTAGTAAAATACGATTTCCAACACTTACATGCTTTGTCTCATATTCACAAGGCTTACACATATTGAACTCATTACCATCCATACTATATACTATTTTTTTTATATTTAATTCACTTATTACCTTGAAACAATTCATACATGGTGCTGAATTTGTAAACTTTCCACACGCATCGCGTCTTACAACATACAATACTATGTTTTTGAATTGTCTCATATTATGCCTGGCCTTTTATCGAATCGCTGTATTTTCCATATGCATTTGTGAGGGACCTATGATAAAATTGCCTCAATGCTGCCATTTCAGCATGACATGAGCAAGAATTGCTAATAAAATTATCACTCGATGTGCTTCTTGGACTATTATATCCCCTTCCCACAATCTTACCATTCTTTACAACGACACAACCATGTTTCATAAGTAGTGATGATTTTTCAGCTTCATTGCTGGCAATATTAATAAAGGTTTCGTCTGAGCGGCTAAGCATTTTACTTATTGTTTTTAATTAATAATTATTTTTTATTTCAATTTTTTTATAATTTATTTTTATATTATATTAAATTGATTTAAAATATTTTTTATTAATCTAATTAACAATGTCTTCTCCATACTATATTCTGAAAATCTATATTATGAATAATGATGTAGAGCTTACAGAAAAATATAGTAAAATGTGTACACAAAAACAAAAAATTTTAGATGAATATATCTCTTCAAATGGAGCAAATGCTTCTAATATTGATTGTGGTATTGATTTATTCTGTCCAAATGATGTAAAAATTAAAAACTCAACTTTATCTAACAAAGTTCCTATGGGAATTAAATGTTCAATGACATTTGGTGGCATGTTTAGTGGATATTATCTATATCCTCGTTCTAGTATGGGAGCAAAAACTCCACTTAGACTTTCTAATTCGGTAGGTATTATTGATGCTGGTTATCGGGGTGAGCTTGGGGCATTATTAGATAATCATGATAAGGTTAAGAGAAAGGCACAGGGAATGGATGAAAATGCGATTTTCAATTATTATACAATTGAAAAGGGAGATCGTATTGTACAAATTTGTAGTCCTAATCTAACATATCCTATTTATCCAATTTTAGTAGATAGTGAGAGTGAACTTGGGGAATCTATTCGAGGTTCGGGTGGGTTTGGTTCTACTGGTCGATAGAAATAATACAAATACTATAGAAAATAATAAAAAAAATATAATAAGCATGAATGCCCGAGTGGTCTAAGGGGTGCGACTCAAGATCGCATGGCGAAAGCCTCGTGGGTTCGAACCCCACTTCATGCAAAATTTCTTTTTGAAATAAAAAAGCGTAAGATTATGCTTTTTTATTTTTATTTACTTAATTTCAAATACTTTAATTATTTGAGTTATAGTTTAATCATCCATTTCTTCCCAGTCTGCCCATGACATACCAGTCGGACGCTTGGCAAATGGATCGACTTTTTCCCCGCTTTTTATTGCTTCTTCACTATCAATATCTTCACAAAGAATTGCGAAGTTATTTTTATTTTTCATATACTCCCTTTCCTGTTTATTTGTTTTTTGATTCCTACTTTTAATAATCATAAAACCATCCTCATCATACTCTTTTTCCATCTTGATTTTGTTTGGTATTTCCTTTACCCTACAATAATTTGATGTATGTCCTTTCTTATTACACTTCAGACAATTCGTCTTCAATAGCAATGGGCATGTTACCCGCGATGAAGGATCTTTGCTTTCACGAAGATAGTGATTGTGCGGACCATCGATCTTGTTATCAAAGCAGAAACGGCAGAATGGCATGTTACTCACTTGATTTGTTTAGTGAATTGTAATCATATCTATAGTTTTCTTTCAATTTTTTTTATTTTTATTTTTTGAAGTAAAACTTTATATTTATAATTAAATATAAATTAAAAATATAAATTAAAACTTTAATATTAAATTAAATTAATGAATGATATAAATTATATCGAATGCTTAATTGATGAGACAAAAAAAATAAATAGTAAAATAATAACTATTAGTAGTGATAATGATAAAATTATATCTCAACATAATAATATCTCAAATACTCTTAATAGTAATATTTCTTCTATTCATAAAAATATTAATGAAAGTTATGATAAAATACAAATAGATGTTAATTATTTCTATTCACTTATTTCTCAATATAATTCTTTCTCAAATATTATTTTTAAAATAAAACAAACTAATAATTACTATGAAAATAAAATAATAATTAATAATAAATTATTAGAAAAGAATAATAAAATAATTAAATATATTTGTGAAATTTATCATTTTTGTAATTATAGAGATATATTACAATTGATAAATTCTAATATTACATCTGATTATGATATAAATAATGAGAAAAATAATTTTAAGTTTAAAGATAGTAATGAGCCAGATACTATAAACAATCTTTATGTTGAAACAGATAGTATTTATGAAAATGAAGAATCTATAGATGATGAATATTATAAAACACAATTAAAATATTATAGTGAGATAGAAGATTACATAAAAAAAATAGGCATTGATAATTCTAATTATAATAAAGAAGATAATGAAATTAATTTTCAAGTTGACAAAGATATAAAGATTATGAAAGAATTAATTAATATTATTAAAAATAGAGCATATAAAAATAAGATTGCTCTAGAAAAAAATAATGATAAAATTTTAAATATTATACATACTAATAAAATGTTGTATGAATATTTATATAATTTTAATCTTAAATTTACTTATTTTAATATTAATTTTAATAATTTTTTTCAAGATAAAATACCAAAATTAGATATATTTACATTTGATACTGATAATATTAATCAAATATATTTTGACAATTTTTATAATTTATATCAAAAATTAATATCTTACTCTAATAATAGTGTTCTAAATTCTGTTCCTTTTTCTTTTAAATTATCTAAACTTAAATCTTATTTTAATTCATTACATAATTTTTTTGATATTAATAAACTTAACAAGTTATTATTAAATTTTGAAGATAAAGTATTGACTAATGATTTACTTCAAATTTTTCAAAATATTAATACAAAATTTGATTTTGTAAGATTACAAAAAAATTGTGATTGTACTATTGATTTAATTGATAATTTTGTTAATATTAATAAAAATAATATCGAACAATCAGATACTACTTTTTCTAATTTAAAGTTTTCTTTTTATGAAAATTTTATTAAAAATACTTCTCTTAAAGATGAGTATAAAAATATAGTGTATCAAATTATTGAATATACATTGAATAATAATAGTATTAATGAAATTAAATATGAAGATGTACAAAAAATATTAACTACAAAAAAATATATTAATAATTACAATTTTCAAGACATTTTAAATTTTCTTAAAGAAAAAAATAGTCTTTTAAACTCATTAGATAAATCTAATAATGAAAAAATAAAAATTGAAGAGGACTTTATTAAATTTCGTCAACTTTTTGAAATTGAAACTAACTCTTTACAATATTTACTATTAAATAATGGTTATGAAAGTAATGAAAATATTATAGAAAAAAATAAACAAGTATTAAATATTGAAACTAAAATAAGAGAAAATATTGAAAATTTAGAAATAATTAATTATAAAATAACAGATATAACAGATAGTCTTAGAATTAATAAAAAAACTTTACAGGATAAAGTTATTGATTTAATAAAATATCATGTATAATTTTTAAGCATCATCTCCTAAAAATGGTTCTTCTCTCGGATTCATACTTAAATGGCCTAATTTATATAATGTTGTGTCATATCCAAAATATTGTTCATTGTTTTCATAATTATTCTTTGCATTGTACCAACATGGATGATTTCTATATTGGGTTTTTGATTCTTTTTTAATTATTTTTCCTTTTAAATTTATTGGTGGTTTTATTTTTTCTTTTCTTTCATATGTTAGATCTGTTCCACTTTCATTTATAGTTAACTCATCAAATATACTTGAGTTTTCATCTATTCCGTTTGGAAAGCAAATTTTATCTATTTTTGAAGCAAAATTTTCTAATTCTTCACCTGATATTGATGAATATTGATGGTAACATTCGTGTAAAACATTGTTTGGATCTAATTTTTCACCACAATCTATAAATAAATAATTTTCCATTGTTTGTTTTCCATTATCTGCTAGAAAACTTATCCCTCTTAATCCGATTGAAATACTTTGAAGTATTTTGATATCATCTTGTGATAACTTTGTAACTATATTTCCATTTATTTCCATCTTTATAGTTAATAATAATTATTTATTAATAAATATTATTAATTAATATCAATTTTAAAAGATTATTCTTATTTTAATAAATATAAAGGCGAAATTCTTATTCTAGCATTATTTTTTATAATTGCCATTAAATGAAAATTACGATGTTCGCAATCTTGGTTACTATGTATTCCTTTTGAACCAACATAATAATTTTTTATTACATTTTTTGATATATTTTTTAAAATATTTACATTATTATTTAAATTACATTTTAAATATTGAAGGTATTTAATATGATAGTTTCCCTCATAGTAGCAATTTATAAATTTATCTTTTCTATAAATACCTATTCCATTAAAAGCTGATAAACATGGAACTAAATCATCTTCTTTACATTGAGAGAGAACATATGTTATATATTTTTGCATTATATCTTTTACTTTATGACCACAACTCCATGCCCAACAACTTAAATAATATGGTGTTATACTTAATGCCCATATATCATAATAATAATCTTGGTTGAAAGTTAAACAATCCCAATCTTCTCTCAATAAATATTTTTTTAAAATTTCTACATCTATTGTTTTATAATTATTATAGTTACAATCTAACATTATGAAATATTTATAATCTTTATTATCATTATTTGAGTAAATAAATTCTAATATTTTATTTCTTGCTCTTGCTATATTTATTGTTCTATTACTTATTCTCTCTACTTCATTTATATAAATTGTCACATTTTGCTTATTTTTTACATAATTTTTTAATAAATTAATTGTGTTGTCTTTTGATTTATCATAAACAAAGATAATTTTTATATTTTTGAAACATTTTTCCAATAATTCTATATTTTTGATTGCATGACTTATATATTGAGCTGCATTATATACCGGTAATCCTATAACACAATTTTCCATTTTACTCTATTATTTTATTTATTAATTTTATTTTTAATTTATATAATAACATAAATTATTGTTGAATTATTATATAAATTCTTGTATTCTTATTTTAGTTATATTTTATTCTAAGTTTTTTTTTATTTCTAATACCATCTGCATTAGATAAAAATTGACTTCTCTTTCTACCAATACCACCTAATTGATTAATTATAATTAATGCTTTTGAATTAGATGATGCTCTTCTTTTTATAGCGTTTAATGCAAAAGGATTACCAACATTTCTAGTTGCTGGCAAACCTTGTTTTTTTGAACCACCGCCAGTATTAATATTTACATTTACATTATATCTTGAACTTCCAGCTAATCCGGCACCCATAGTTCTAAGAAACCCCATTTTTAATTATATAATATAACTATAATATATAATTTACAGAAAAAATTATTACGATGAATGCTCAATAAATTATTTATTTATTTATAATTTATTATGAAATTATAGTAAAATAAATTCTACTGTTTTATATGAGAGAGATAAATTTTCCAATGTTTCTATGCTTTGTTTATGGTTTATACATGGTATATTATTTATAAATAAAATTATATCACCTTTTTTCTAGTTATGTTTATAAGCTAATTTATTTTGTATTACTTTTTTTATTTTAACACCTGGACCACTTGTATTATTTGTTAGTGTTATACCTATATCCTCATTTTTATATTTATTAAAATCAATTAATATTTTTTTTCTATTATATTTTCTATAGAATTATAATTGTTATCTTGTAATCCTGAATATATTGTATTATATCTTAAAGGAGAATTCTCTCCTTTTATTTTTTTATAATCACTTATTAATTCATCAAATTCTTTATCAAAATTTATTTCGTATAATATATTATTACATTTTGGACATTTATTTTTTGTTTTTAACCAATTTATTAAACAATCATAACAATAATGATGATTACAACTTCCCATTACACTTTTATTTATTGTTTCTAAACATATACCGCAAATCATTTTAGTTTTCTTATTACATTAATAAATTATATTTATTTCACTTATGTAAAAAATTGATTTTATTTTATTTTTATTTCTTTTGTATAAAAGTATTTATACTTTAATAATTCGCGAATAATACCTTTATGCTTTATAAATTTGTAAATGGTATTAATTATCTCAGCTCGTTTCCAGATGAATGGATCTCTAATAATGTTATTGGAACTGGTCCAATTCAATGTATTAATTGTCAAAAATATGGTTGTATAGATAATATTTTTATAGGTTATTGTGCTAATTGTTGTCAGCATATTTATAATTTTGAAAGAGGCGAAGGCTTTGAAGTATCTGCTACTGAATTAATTTTAGAGAATAATAGTATATTTTGTGAATATATTGAAAGAGAGAAGTTTAATATTATTGCTTATTTAGAAAATAAAAATAAAACATATAATTGTATTTCTGGTAGTTTATTTTGGAATTGTGATTTTTGTCAGAGTATTAATTTTAATAATTTGAATTATTGTCAAACATGTAATAAAAGAATTGCTCATGTTATGGATGATAATATGATAATTGACTTTAATAATATATCTATATCTTAATTAGATTTACTATAATAAATTATTGGAATATTGTTTTAATTTAGTATTTTATTTTATTACTTATATAATATTTTTTACTATAATTAATTTAAAAAGATATTGTCTATACTATATGTAAAAGGAGCATGAATAAAAGTGTTTCTGCATTAAGCTCGCGTAACTCAGTTGGTTAGAGTGTCGGTCTTATGAGCCGAAAGTCGCCGGTTCAAGCCCGGCCGTGAGCACATTGCTCCCATAGTGTAGCGGTTATCACTGAGGACTTTGAATCCTCCAACCCCAGTTCGAATCTGGGTGGGAGCTATTAGAGTGTATGCCCGAGCGGTTAAGGGGACGGACTTGAAATCCGTTGGGCTATGCCCGCGCAGGTTCGAGTCCTGCTACACTCGCTAAGCTGGGATGCCCGAGTGGTCTAAGGGGTGCGACTTAAGATCGCATGGCGAAAGCCTCGTGGGTTCGAACCCCACTCCCAGCAAAATATATATTTTTTTTAAAATACTTTTATTAAAAAAAATATACAAAAATTATGCAAATTATATAATTATATATTATTATGATAGAAATTTTTAATAAAAAAATTTTTTTTGTATACAAACATAGTTTTCATCTTTTAAAAGATTATTTTAATTCATTAAATATATTTTATGATTTTATTGAATTTGATGATATTAATAAATATTATAATAAAAATGATATTTTTATTTTTGGACAAATGTGGTTACCTGAACAAAAAGAATCTTTTTATAAATCTACAAATGTTATTTTTTTTAATGTAGAACAACTTTCCGAATCTAAAAGATTAGAACATATTTTAATACATATAAAACATAATATGCCTGTTATTGATTATTCTTTAAGTAATATATTATTATTAAAAAGTAAAATTAAAGAACTTAATATAGATTACAAGCATGAATTATTATTGTTACCATACCAATTTAATTCTATAGAAAACTATAATATCAAAAATAATAATAATTATGAATATGATGTTGGTATAATTAATGGATTTATTAAACAAGATGATACTAATTCAGATAATATAATATATAAACGTAATATTATTTGGGAAAAGATACAAAAGCAAAAATGGAAATATATTAATATTTTAGGTTGGGGTGAAGAGAGAGATTTACTAATACAAAAATGTAAAATTATTATTAATGTTCATAATTTCAATGTATTTAATATATTTGAGCATATAAGATGTGATCGAATGATTTTTGCTAATAAAATTATAATTAGTGATAAAAGCTTATTTCAAGATTTATTAGATATAAAAGACTATGTTGTATGGGAAGAATTTGATAAAATAATAGATACTGCTCACTATGTTCTAGATAATTTTGACAAATTTAATATCAAAAAAGATTTTATTCAAATTATAAATAATAGAAAGAATATATTAGAGAAAAATCTTAATACTATTATGACTTATCCAACAATTAAATATTGGTATAAAAATTATGGTATTCATTATCAAGATACTAGAATGCGTCTTAGTGAATATCATAAAAGAATAAATATTTTATATGGTGATTTACGCGAAGAACTTGTAGAACAATATCTTGTTATGAAATATATCACTCCCAGTGATATTATTTTAGAAATTGGAGGTAATATTGGAAGAGTTAGTTGTTTACTATCTACTATTATAGATAATGGTAATAATTTATTAGTATTAGAATGTGATAAGTTATCATATAAAAAATTATTACAAAATAAAATACAAAATAATTTACATTTTAATATAGAGAATAAGGCTTTATCTAATATTGATTTATATCAGTTAGGATGGAATACTTATACTATTGATGAAACTAAAAATCTTGATCATGAAAGTTTTTCACAATTACAGAAAGTTGATTCTATTACTTTAGATGAAATTAATAAAAAATATAATATTGATTTCAATACATTAATTATAGATTGCGAGGGTGCTTTTTATTATATTATACAATCCTTCCCCAATATATTAAATAATATTTCTAAAATAATAATTGAAAATGATTATCCTACTTGGGAGAGAAAACAATTTGTTGAAGATATATTATTAAAACATAATTTTGAAACTGTAG